AGAATACTAGGAATTGCATCTCTACTTTTAGTTTTATCTTTACCATCAGCAATCTTGATAGACTCTAGAAGGGAAAGATATACAGCTCGGTCTTTACACCACTTCTCAGTGGTATTAATCAACCAATCAAAATCAACCTTATCCTCGGTAAAAGTTTTCAAAAGATCAAGAACCTTTTGAAATCCATCCTGACTTAAATCAGTCCTACGTTCACACTCAATTGCAATCGCATTGAGAGGTGGTTGTGTTTGATATTGTTGGACATACTTATTAATCTCGTCAAAAACCACACGCTCTTCATGAGTTTCAAAGTACTGAGATTTAATAAATGGAAGAACTTTCCTACAAAAAGTTTCATCATATATAAGATTTTTAAGAACAATAACTTCCAGTTTATCCATCATAAGTAGTGACAATAGGTTCCAAGAATGTACTTATCTGCTTCAAAAGTGGGTTTTCCTGCATGTGGATACATCCACATTGGTGGGAAGATTAAGATTCTACCAGGTCGCGGTTCAATATGCAAATTCAAATAAGGAAAAGATGTTTTACCACTTTCTTTTGTATCATTTAGATATAAAAATAATGATAAAAATCTTCGAGCTGAATTATGATCCCCAACGTCAACATGTTCTTTAAATTGATCCAGTGTATCAAATTTATCGGAATTACAACAATCTAAAGATTGATTATATTTTTTGATTCTGATTTGTTCCAATCCCCACTGTGAGGGCATTTCATCTGTAATACTACAATCAATTTGATACAAACTGATTGCACTCATGAATATACGAGTTAATTCTGTGTGCATTATTTTTTCATCTTCACTGCACTGACCCGTACTAATATACTCAGTAATATTCAATTGAGTAAAATTTGGTTTTGCATCACGATCATATCTCTGATGCAATTTTGAATTATTTTCAAAAAAATTAATTACTTCATCACATAATGGAATATCAAGTTGATCATCATATACTTTGATCAAATCAGTTAATTCATTCGCTAGCATAATATTCCTCGCGTGATACTACATTACTTTGTCCATATAGATATTCTTTTCCTGCCGATTCATCAAGGGCTTGCATAATCTCTGGAGTGAAATATTTTTGCGGATTTGAGAGAATTGCTTTCGGATAGACGGTCGCTTCGCCGACCTTATAGCGATTACCAACTCTCTCAAAGACTCCATATTTTTCTCCAAGTTCAAGGAGTCCGTAGTAGGGGTCGAGTCCTGTGTCGTAGAAAAGACGTGTTTCAGCAACGGAGTTTTCTTTAGTAAAGCGAGACTTTTGTGCTTTACACTTGATAATATTTCCGATGACTTCTTTACCGTCTTTCTCTTTAGATTTGGAGAGGTAGATAATAGTAGAAGCGGCATACTTAAGGCCACTGCCACCGCCCATTTCTTTAGTTGGAACATAAGCCCCCACAACGTCATATGTATGGTTAGTAACCAGCATAGGAATATTTGCTTTACCAAGTTTCAAAGTAAGGACTCGGAAAACAGATTTCGTAACCTGAGCTCTGGTCATGTCTCTGGTTTCTTTCCCTTCAGATGAATCTTCAATCTCTTTTGTTGTAGAAAGATTCCCTAATGAGTCTAACACAAACATGAGAGGTTGTCGATCTTTTTCCTTCTGATCAAAATATTTATCCACGATACGAAGTGATTGAGTACGAAATTCTTGAACTGTAACAACAGGTACAATAATCATTCGTTTTGAATCGATCCTACGATCCTCAATCATTTGCTTGCTAATAGCGGACTCCGATTCAAAATAAACAACACCCGCGTTAGGGTTACTATCAAGAAAATGTTTGACAACAGACAGACAAAAGAAAGTCTTGCCAGTAGAAGGTTCTCCCGCAATAGCCGTAATTTTGTTTGACGGGATCCCACCGTAAATCGAGCCTGATACCAAAGCATTAAAAATATAACTACCTGTATCAACAAAAGAATTACAGTCCCCAGCAGCAACCCCGTCAGATACCAGTCCAGCATATTCATTGTCAATTTCCTTTACTAAATCTTGTAAGAAATTCATTCGAATAAAAACTCCAATGTGTTAATTTTTTCAGTCTTCCAGTCAATTGTGTCTAAAATCGTTTTGAGAGGTTCTAAAAAACTCTTTTCAAATTGTAGGTCATAATCAATAGATTTGTCAAGCCCCAATTCCTTAGGAAATTCTTGAATAAAAGCAATTACATTTTCATTAATTTTGTTCGGGGTTCTGAGGAAGATAAACTTGATCTTTTCTCCTTCCTGGATAACAGGGTATCGATTAGTAAGTTTATGCTTGCGGATATAGAAATTATACAATAATGAACCTCGAACATGAATAGGCGTACCCTTTCCATAAATTGTTGCAGGATTACTAAATTTACTTAAATTATTTACCCCCCGAGGAAAAGCTATTTCATCCGGACGCATCTTCTTAAACTCTTCACGAAACTCTTCAATAAATTGAATCAAGTCATCATTAGTTTTGGTCATGATAACTTTAAGAGCATCTTTAATCTTTTGGCGGCATGGAGCAGGAGTAGAAGATTTAACTGCCTCAATACCCATAATCTTCAGTTTTGGTTCAGTGAATCGAACACCTTCAATGTCCCAAGCATTCAGAATATATCTTTTTTTTGCCGTCCAGATACCTTTGTCGGCAATCGTTTCACGTTTCATGAACATCTTTTGATCAAAAGCATTCACATACTCGGCCAGTTCTTTGTAAGAACTTTCAATATATTTTTCAAGTTCCACTTGACACACCTTATCAAGGAACGAAACGATACTTTCAGCAGTTTTCTCTCTTCCCTTGAATACGACATCCACCAACGGACCAAGATTAAGGTAGATAGAATCGGTATCAGCAGCAATAACATAATCAGCATCCGCAGTCTTAAGAAGTTTATTAAGGTATTGATTCATCTTCATTTCAATCCAACGAATCGAAAGCTGACCAGACAAAGTAATTGCCTCAGCATTTTGAAGATTATAATACCTGAAGTATTGATTTCCAATCGCACCATAAGCAGAGTTCAATTGAATCTTACGTGCCATCTGGATATTATTAAACTTGGCAATATCTTTCTCTAGTTTTCCACTCGGATTCTTTTCATACTCTTGCTTTGCAGCAATCATCTTCTTCTTATAGATGATACGGTCATCATAGATACGTTGCATCATCTTGGGCAAGAATCCTTGATACTTTGTCATGTACATTGCACCATTCGCACAAACCGTTTCATCATCAAGAGTAGTAAGATCTAATTCTTGATTAAGAAGACGATCTACTGTTGCATTAGGATGTCTAGTAGGCAGAAGTGTTTCGGGACTGATGTTGTACTGCATGATCAGGTGAGGATATAGGGAGTTCAAGTCAAAACTCACTACCCAGTTATACAAACCTGGTTTAGGTTCTTTTACAAAAGCACCTGCATACTTATCATCCTTCTTACTTCCTTTCTTAGGAGGAACAACAATATTGTCTTTCTTGAGGAAGTTATAGATAAGAGTATCCCACATACGAACCTGAGAATATACATCCTCAAAATTTACCTTGGCGTCGTATGCCATGGTAACAGCAAGTTCAATTAGTTTCATCTTATCTTCCAGACGATCCACAAGTTCTACGTCAAAGATGTTGTACTCTACAAACTTCTGCCAACCTTTAGTATAAAAATCACGGAAGGTATCATACTCAGAGTGATCCAACTTTCGTTGCCCAAGTTCAACAAAAGCAATGTGATCCAATCGATACGATTCTTGATTGGTATAAGTAAATTTCCTGTAGAGATCAAGATAATCCAGACAAGAAACACCCATAACATCATAGGCAAGATGGGTTCTACCCATAATGGTGATTTCACGTTCAGATACTTTGTTCCAGGGTGAAAGTGATTTAACCCACTTTTCACCGATAATACGATCCATCCTGCGACAGAGATATGGAATATCGTATAGGTAGCAGTTCCATCCAGTAACAATATCAGGAGTATTCTGTGCCCAGAATTCAACAAAGTCCTTGAGCATTGTGGGTTCTTCCCACTGATAATGAACATTTACACCTTCAGGAACATTGAACTCCCTAGTAGCCCAAACATCCACACGTTTGGTATTCAAGTTCTTCATCGTGATACAAAGGACTTCCTCTGCAGCACTCTGCACATCAGGGAATCCATTTTCAGATGCCACCTCAATGTCAATCGTATAGATTTCAAGTCGCTTAAAATTATAATCAACTTCATCAGGATGCTGATCCGAAATATATTGATACACAAAACGTTCGTATCCATAAACATCAAAGTTTTGGACACTTTCATACTTCTTCATGAACTCTCGTGCATCACGAGGTCCAGCAAACTTCATCGGCTTTACATCATTTCCTTCCAAAGTTTTATACTTTGATTTGGTTGGACAAGAAACAAAAAGAGTAGGTGAAAATGCTTCTCTATACTGAACTCGTTCGCCATGATCGAATCCACGATAAAGAATATCATCACATACCTGTTGAATATTTGTATAAAATTTCATCCAACAACTTTGCGATAAAGGTCCAGAACACCTGGTTCTGGATCCAGTATAGTAAAAATTGCCTCACTTGTCAAGAAAAGATCTCTCTGTGATGAAAATTTGGGATAGCGGCACAAGATCGCATATTCATAAATATACCAATCCTTTTCACTAGCAAGTTCATCAATTTTCCTAGCAGATAATTTTAAATGATTGCTTTCTAAGGAATATGCACGACGTTCTAAATCTTCAGGATCAGAACCATACTCAGCACACTCTACAATCTCATAACAACCATCAACTAAAATTGATGGCTCTTCATCAAGCTCCGTCACCTTCCCAATCAGATACTTGTCCAGATGCTTCAGTAAAATTAATTTCATCTGGGGGTCCGAGAGTATCGTCGATAACTCCTCCTCCATCATTTCCTCCGTCATGGTTAATTGCTTCCAATAATTTTTGATACTGTTCTAATACTTGTTGCTGTGGATCATAGGCACACAAAAGTTCTGTCGGATCAATATAAATTGTTCTTTCTGAGGATAAAGGTGCCCATGGATATAATCCTAATTTTGGATTAGAAGTTTTGAATGGTTCATCACCTTCATGAAACATATTAGCTGGATCATGAATAATAGATACCAGATAAGGATCTTGCAAAGAAATTGCTGCAAGTTTTTCATCTTTAGTATAAACTTCTTTTATTTCGGCAATGATATCCTCACCGCTTTTTAGCCTTGCGATTTTTACGGTCATAATTTTTATTTAAAATAATTTTGATAGATTCTTTAATAATTTCCTTTACTATTTTGTTTTGTTGAATATTTTTTACATTAGAAATTTCTTTGGAATATGTAAAAAGAACGTCCATCATTTCTGCTGGTACTTCAAGGGTAACCAAATCAGACTCACCTTCATATTCAGGTGGATTTAAATTGTAATAAAATTGCATAACTAACCTCCATTATAAACACAAAAAAGGGAGGGGTCAAGCCCTTCTCCCTTTATTCTGTTTGTTTTTATTTATCAACTTTCTATAAGTAGTTGTTTTTCTCTTTTAAGAATATCATAAGAAATTCTCTTTTGATGTTCTGGAACGATCTTTTCTAAATCAATTGTAAGTAGTCCATCCTCAAAAAGAACATCTCTAACTCTTACATCTTCAGATAATTGCCATGATCGAGTGAATCTCCTTTTTGATAATCCTTTGTGGAGATAATTTCTTGTAGAATCTTTTTCCTCATTTGTAGAGGTAACTCTGAGAATGTTCTGTTCAGTGCAAACTTCAATCTCGTCTGCTTTAAATCCTGCAAGTGCGATTTCAATAGTGAAATTACTTGTGTCATGTTTGATTAAGTTGTAGGGAGGATAGTTAGTGTTGTGACCAGAAAGAGCATCTAACCGGTTGAAAACATCATCCAGACCTACAGCGTGAGGTGCGTATTCTTTCCAAAAGTGATCTAATGTACTAGTGGTAATCATTGTGATTCTCCTTTAATAAGCGAGTTTTTTATGTGGACCCCGAAGGCATCCTTCACTATTATATAGTGAATCGTCTCAAAAGTCTATGTTGGGATAATACAACATAATATTTGGGTTTGCCGAATCAAAAAACTAAATACAAATAAAGATCTAGTATCGTGAGATATGTATCGGTAATGCTTCTTATGTCAAATCGAGAAGTTCAGTGGTTTGATATACCATGGGGGAAACCTCATCTTGACGCTATTCGAAAATATGGTACAATTCTTATGACTATTGTTAAAAATACGAGGTAGATCATGTATTTACTTTCAGAAAAAGACATCAATCGTTTAATCGTCCTGTGTGCTGAAAAATGTGTGTCGTCTAAAAATAGTGAGATAAAGGAATATCATCATTTACTTAATAAATTAAAAATCTATAAAGAACAAAACTATGTCTCACACACCAGTAACGGAAGAAAAAGTTCAGGAGATGATTGATGCAGCTATCAGAAAACACAACTATAATGCTAGTATTATTAGTATGTGCGTCGGTTCGGTGGTTCTTGCTTTATTTGCTGAGGGGCTTCTAAGACTTATAGATGTCATTCCACCGTTACTACCATGGCTTCACATTACTCTAAAATAAACGAGGAAATGAAAAATGACCATCATTAAAGGTATAGTATTATTCACCATAATAGGTATATTCATCAATTGGGGATTAACCAACGCATATTTAAAATAAATAAAAGAAAGATTAATCTATGGAAACATTCATCCTGACATGTCTTCAAGCACAATTAATTGTTACAAAAATTAATGAAGGAAAACTCCCTGAACATGTTAAAAATAGTTTGATATGGGAGATCAAGCAGATCTCTCCAAAGGAATGTAAACTAATCGCAAACGTTACATGATTGCCGACAGTGGGGTAATTACCAACTTCATTTAATAAATTGGCAATCTTTTCTTGATTGGCATTTATTTTGGCATTTCCTCTTTTTTCTTACCAATATTATACTTAGGTTCCAGTGTCCATGTCGCCTTATCTTTATATGCAATCACTTTAATTTCATTAAGTGGTGCAACATCAACAATAGAATCTAGATTAACAACAGAAAGCAATTCCCAATCAGAAAGTAACTGAATAATCCGATTTCTTCTTTGTAAATCATTTAAAGAAAGATTAGTCTCTTTCCTATCAAGAGCAAATAATTCTTTAAAATGAACAATATAATACTTACCTTTCTTATGAAAAATGTGACAAGATTGATAGAGCTTCTTTTCTTTGCGGGAAGCAACACCAATTCTTGTCAAAGTTTCTCTCACTTTCAAGAAGTCATCAGGTTCTTTCAGAATCACTTCTACCATATCCTCTTCAGACCAGTTTACTACAGTATCAATCATTTTTTCCTCCAACATTAAGCTTTGACTTTATAAAATCAAGTTGTTCTTTAGTTAATAAACCAAGAGTAGTTTTAGCTTTTTCATTACTATATCCATAATATTGCTTGACAATCTCAAGGTCTTTCAAGGACTCTTTCTTTAACCAAGGTGAGAAACGTTTTCTCTTCCTAATCGTATTTATATAAAAGTCATATTGCATCTTGTTATCTAGATGCGAGGCCATATTCATTTCATTAGCATACAGAACAGTATCCATGAAACCAGATAAACAGCGATTAATAATATATGGTGGATACTGGCGAATTGCTTCTTCATCTGCATCCATCAAATTTACTTTATCATAATTAATAGAGTTAAGATAATGCTTTAATTCATAAGTCATAATTAAATAGCAAAAGTTCAGCACGATCTTTTTGGTCATCCATATAATTCCCAACGGATCTCATGGTATAAGTCAGTTCATATGTAGATGCTTCCCATTGTTTAAATCGATCTCGAACACAAAGAGAAGAATTATAACTAATTAAACATTTTGATTGGCAACAATCCATTCGTTTAGCAAATAAATCATGATCAAACTTTTTATGCATCTCTCCTTTATTACCATATAGATTATCCCTAATATCATACGGAGGATCTAAGTAAATAAAAGTATCTGAAGTGCCGTCAAGCATATGTTCATAAGAAAGATTAGTAATCTTCCAGTTCTTTATCAGTTTAGAATACTCTTTGAGGTTTTCAATTCCTTTCATTGAGAAGTTACTGATACTTGCTTGACCTGAAAAAGAGCTTGACTCAGTAAGTCCAGAGAAACTGCACT